CCTGATATTGGCGCAACCCGCTTCGCTGGAGATGTCCGGGCGCATCCACCGCGACCAAGGTTATATGCAGGTTAACCTGCTTTACCCGTTAGACAGCGGCCCTGCCGCCGCCGCCACGCAAGCGGAAGCAATACGCTCCGCCTTTTATGCGGGCCGCGCTCTATCCGCTTCCGGGGTCACCGTGTTTATTGAAGGAACACCGGAAATAGCGCCAGCGCAGATAGGCGATGATCGCTATATGGTCCCGGTCAAAGTCCGGTTTTTCGCAAATATAGTAAGGAGTTAGTAACATGACCACGCAGGCACAAGGCGTTTACAAGCAGCTTTCGTACAAGGTGCAGAGCGCAAAGGGTTCCGCCGCCAGCGGTTCGGGCGGGCAGTTGCTTCGCCGCGAAACCGGCGGCTTCAAGATGGAGAAGGCTTCATTCAGCGCGAATGAAATCACTTCGCACATGCAGCACACGGGCGATAGCTACGGCGTCGGCAAGACCAGCGGTTCGGTATCGGGCCTTGTGTCCTGCGGCACCTATGCGGACTTCCTCGCTAACGTCACCCGCAACGCCTTCACCGCCACTACGGCACTGACCGGCCTTTCGATCACCGTCGCGGCGGGTTCGGGCTCCAGCTACACGCTTACCCGCGCTTCGGGCGATTTCCTCGCTGGCGGCGTCAAGATCGGTGACGTGATCCGCATCACGGCGGGCACCTATACGGCGGGCACAAAGGATAACAACCTGCTTGTGACCGGCGTTACCGCTACCGTGCTCACGGTGCTGGTGGTAAACGGTTCGGCGCTGACAGCTGAAGGCCCGATTGCCAGCTCAACCATCACGATTAAGGGCAAGAAAAGCAAGCCGCCGCTTACCGGCCACACCAACCTGTACTACACGTTTGAAGAATGGAACGCGGATATCAGCCGCTCTACCGTTTACACGGACGTGCAATGCGGCAAGGCTGATATTTCGCTACCTTCTACCGGCAATGCTACAATCAGCCTCGGCTTTATGGGGCTTAACCGCACCAAGTCCGGTTCGCAGTCGCTGACCTCGCCCACCGCCGAAACGACCACCGCCGTGCTTAACGCGACTAACGGCTATGTAATCGTAGGCGGAACCCGCGTGCTTATCGCCACCTCAATGTCTATCAGCGTTGACGGCGGCCTTCAGCCCGGCGAAGCCACCATCGGCAGCAAGCTGACAACCGATATCGTCAAGGGCGATATCAAGGTGTCGGGTTCGTTCACGGCGCTGTACGAGGATGAAACCATCGGCGCTTATTTCGATAGCGAAACGCCGATCAGCATTGTTGTCGTGGTTACGGACGACACCAGCGCCGATGCCGATTTCATCACCTTCTCAATGAGCAAGGTCAAGGTATTCAGCGATGATGCCGATGACGGCAAGAAGCAGATCGTCAAGACCCATAGCTTTGTGGCTGAAATTAACGGTGACGGTTCATCGGCGCTCGCCAATGACAAGACCATCATCACCATTCAGGACTCAACGCTTTAATGAATTGGCGGCGGCGCGGTGCCGCCGTTAACACTTGTTCCGGTGGGTGTGTCCTCTCCCGCCCACCGGGACACTAGGAGAGAGACTATGACCAAGAATGCATTTGACCTGTCGTCTATCGACACCATCGCTGCTTGCAACAAGCCGGTGGATATTGAAATCGAGCACCCCGTCAGCCGTGAAAAGCTAGGTGTGTTTATCCAAGTTGTCGGTAAGGACAGCGACATTTACCGCGACCGTATCCGGGCGCTGGCGAATGAGAACATGGCCCGCGATGCTTTCAATGCCCGGCGCGGAAAGCAGGAAGTGCCGGATATCGCCAAGATGGAAGCCAAGAATATCGACGTACTGGTCGCCGCTACTGTAGGGTGGAAAGGCGTCGTATTGAACAGCGAAGAATTGGCTTTCAGCGCCGAGAATGCACGCAAAGTATACCAGCAGATCCTGCCGGTGCGCGAGCAGGTGACGGAAGCTATTAACGACTTGGAAAATTTTATGCATTGATCGCGGCGGACTTTGCTGAATTCGCGGCGGCGCAATTTGAATTGAGCGCGGTACAAGATGACGGCGAACCTTTGAGGGAGCACCTAATGGCGGCTTGGCGACAGACGGGAAAGATGCCCAAGCAACTAGAAGATGCTCCCCCGCTGCCCGATCATTGCGAGGCAATCTGGCGTACGTTTCTAGATCTGCACGCGGGCCGGGGCAATACAGGTTTCGGCCCGGCAAGGCTTGCGTACAATGACTTTGACGGGTATCAAAGGGTGACGGGACAACGCCTTTCGGCATGGGAAATAGCGATGATCCGTTCTGCCGATAGCGCCTATCTTGCATCGCTCCCCGCCAAATGACAGACCTAGCCAGCCTTGTCCTAGCGGTTGACGCCACACAGCCCAAGCAAGCGGTAAGCGAGCTTGATAAGCTGACGGCGGCAGGCGCACGCGCCGAAAAGGCGGTTGACGGCCTAGGCCGCGAGGCAGAGCAAAGCGGCAAGCAGATTAAGACCGCTAGCATGGCCGCCGCCGAGATGGCCGCCGCCGCGCAACACTCCGCCGCTACGGCAACCGGCGCGGCAAAGAATATGCAGGGAATGGGCGCAAGCGGTAAGCTGGCGGCTTATCAGATGCAAAACCTGTCGTTCCAGTTGAACGACGTTATCGTCGGCCTGACCTCGGGCCAAAAGCCCATGACGGTATTCATGCAGCAAGGCTCGCAGATTGCCCAGATTATGGGGCAGGCGGGCGTAGGTATTGGCGGCATGGTGGCGCAGGTCGGCAAAATGATCGGCAGCTTTATGCTTGCCCATCCGCTGTTGCTGGCCGCGTCTGTCGCTGCCGGTCTGGTGGCAGCGGGCATCGGATTGATGACCGATGAAATTAGCAAAAATGCCGGAATGCATGTGTCGTGGAAAAACACATTGCTAGGCACCTATGACACGATCAAGGATGCAATCAGCGGTAAGGTTTCGGAAGCGTTTAAGTATTTTGGCACAACGACCGGCGACGTTTGGGAAAAAGTCAAGTCGTACACCAAGACCGCGGTAAACTTTATCATTGGCTTGAATATGGCGCTACCTAAAGTCATTCAAGCATCTTTCAGCGGTATTCCTGCAGCCTTTGGCGACGCTTTTTATTCGGCGGCAAATCTCGCAATTAAAGCCGTTAATTGGTTAGTTGAAAAAGCGGTCGGAGGCGTCAACGTTATGGTTGACGGCTTCAATGCGGTATTCGGCACCAAACTAGGCCACGCGGCAATGAGCGGGCTAGGCGAACTGGCAAACCCCTATGCCGGTGCGATGGCCAAGCTTGGTCATAATGCCGCCGACGCTTTTATGGGTTCGTTCAAAAAGGATTATCTCGGCGGGTTTGCCGATGCCGTTGCGGGCAACGCGATCAAGCGGCAGATGGCCGAAAACGCAGAAAACCACAAAAAGGGCGGCGCGAAAGCGGGTAAGGCGGGCGGCGACGCGGCGGGCGAGGCTTACCAAAAGGCTTTACTCAAGTGGATCGAGGAAACCGCGCAAGACCTCGTGAACATGACCGCCAAGATCATGGTGGACGCGGGTAAGCAAATGACGGCGGACGCAAAGTGGGACACGGCCCACATCTTTGATGACCAGCGCGAAGCCGCCGCGAAGGCGGGCGAAGCGGTCCACGATTACCGCGTAAAGCAGGCCGCGTTCAATGACGAACTGGAGCGCCTGAAAGAACTAGCCGGGTCAATCGATCTTGGCGAGGTGTTCGGGCGCGGTGGCTCGGCCATCGAAAGCATGTCCAAGTCGATGGACCGGCTGGCGGAATCGCAGACGCAATATCTGCTGGCGATGCAGCGCGCCGAAGAATTGACCGGCGATGACAAGATTAAGGCGCGCACCAAAGCGGAAAGGGCTTACTCCGACGCCAAGCTGCACGGCACGGTGGCCATCCTCGGCGCGACCAAGAACCTGTTTAACGAGCAGTCGGCGGGTTACAAGGCCATTGAGATTGCCGAAAAGGCGGCGGCTGCTGTGGCGGCTGTTCGCACCGGCATTCATGTTGCTCAGGGCGCGGCCAAAATATTCGCATCGCTCGGCCCATGGGCCTTCCCGGTTGTCGCGGCGATGATGGGCGTGATGGCTGGCCTCGGGTTCAGCGGCGGCGGTGGTACGTCATCGCCAAATATCCCTACCGCCGAACAAATGCAGGCGACACAAGGCACCGGCACCGTTCTGGGCGACAGTAGCGTTAAGAGCCAGAGCATCGGCAATTCTCTCGAATTGATGCTGGCCAATACCAACAAGGATCTGGAATTCTCCAGCGCGCAGGTCAACTATCTGCGGTCAATCAATGACGGCATTGCCGGGCTGACCAATGCGCTTGCCCGCCAGCTTGGGCTTGGCTCCAGCGGCGCATTTTCCACCACCAGCCTTGGGCTTGGCTCGACCGGTAGCAGTGGCATTCTCGGCGCGCTGTTCGGCTCGACTACCACGCGCACGCTGGTTGACCAAGGCGTCAAGATTTTCACCGGCGTTCTGGCAGAGGTCGCCAGCGGGGTCAGTGCGGCGGCTTACAATGTCGTTAAGGAAACCACCACCAAGAAATTCTTGGGCGTCACCGTGTCGTCAAAGGCGAGCTACACCACAACTGAGAACCCGCTGGATGCCGGTGTCGAGCGCCAGATAGGGCTGGTGTTCGCCAATATCCGCGACAGCGTGATCGGCGCAGCCAAGACCTTCGGGCTGGATGTTACGCAATACATCAACGCGATAAACACCGAAATCACGA